CTCAACCAACTTTTTCCATTGGATGGAAAAAACCCATATAAACTTTATCATCCATTAAAAACCTGGACAAAGATCTGCACAGTCCATATGGAACGACTGACAAACCATAAAACTTCTTTGTTGCCTCCGCAACAGCTGTTATTGCAATTTCATTGTCATAATGACGTAAATCAGCACACAAAGATACCCACCGTTCACGCATATCAACAGTCGCTCCATCTGCCCAAACTGGAGTACAAACTGACTGCACCCTAGCCCACGGATCAGCCATTTCAATCCAACGACCACAAATCTTAATTCGGAATTTCTTACAAAAATAACGAACGTCATTGGTATTAAATTTCGAAGCTAGATTAAAGGAAAGACTCATCTTCTCCACAGCCGATTCTACCTTTAACGCTCGAGAAGATTCCAAATCAACATCATCCCCTTTCACTTCAAGAGTCACGATATCCTCCCTAGTGAGTTCCGCAGATACAACCAGCGCTGCTAACTGTATAATACCATTCCTAAACAATGTTTTCCAATCGCCTGAAATTCCGCCAAGAACTATAGAAAAAAGTATTCCATAGGCCATGTTTACAGCTCGTTTCAAACCATGAGCCTCAACCCACTTATCGAATCGCTCCTTATTCAAACCCAAGCGCTTATTGAAAGCCATTTCAAACTTCAAGGCAGGATGCTCCTGAGACCTATCAAAAGCCTTAGAATCAACAGAATAACTATAAGTCCGTTGAAACGAACGCCTCAAAGGCTCCTGTGCATTATACCAATCCTCACTCTCCTCAGAATTCCACTGTGGATTAACCCTGACATTAGGTCTTAAGCACTCAACCAAGCAACTATTCGCCCTACGCATCATAGACGAGTAGCAACCATTTATACTCGACTGTTCCAAAAACATAATTGTCTGAGAATGAGCAATTGTAGCATCAGAATTCAACTCTCGGCTTGGCTTAATTTTCCCTTTAGCCATCAACAGCCATTGATCCAACCGAACATCACCTTCAATAAAAAACTCATCGAGCATCTTCTTTGCCTTTCGCTCATCGATGTTTCCTATAAAGTTCTCAATATCCACCTCATTGGACTCCCACATGCCCGTATTCAAATGTCGCTCAACCACCTCCATCCAATCATCACGGAAACATGTGTTAATAACTCGATCCACCACCTTATCTGGTGTGAAATCAAGATTCACCACACCCCGATTGCTAGGTATCCCTATATTACGCTTGAAAGCAGCGCCCAGAAGCGCGGCAGCCGACTGCACCCTTGCACCTTCGACTCCAGCATCAACCAAAGGACGTCGGACATACCGCTCTTTCGGTACATTCCGCTTCGAGTCGTTAATAGCCAAATTTCCACTGGTCACCTTGTCAACCTCAACCTCGGCAAGCCTATAACCAATACCCGGTCCATCCATCTCGGGCAAACCATTGCACATTTCATCCAAATCAGATCTAATTGCAGAGACAGGTTCCACAACAGGTACTGCAGCCCACGGAATAGACGCAGGGACTGGAGTATCAAATACAACCATGTTAACCCCAGAATTCGTCTCCCTCGCGGCCCCTTGTTCATGTGCCATCTTCCTGAAAAGCCTAGCCTTCAAATCTGTCACACCACCCACACTAGGTGAAGCGGTCCAAGTATCTGTCTGACAAATCTGGACTGGTCCCACAACCGCCTCAGAACGACCAACTTCGATCACCGGAAACCTCCCAGACCTTCGAAATGCAGGTGACCCCTTCAAATCCTCTGCCCGACGCTTCCTCGGCCCACAAATCTCCAAAGGAATAGCAGCTGGTGCTACTGGTAACCAAGGAAATTGATGTCCTACAACAGGACGTGACTTAGTCACATCATGCGCAATCTCAATCCAAGGATCCACATCCTTGATTATAACAGAAAAATCATTCCCGCACCAATCCATCACCTTCGGATAAGGAATCTGATCATTAACCTCGCCACTCACTGTAGGTCTTCCCCACCAGGCACCTAAGGCTAAGCCGGCAAACTTGATCATATTCAAATCCCCCACACCATGACGCACTTTAACAGAATTCAACAACACCTTAAGAGTACCACGAGCAGTATGTCGACGCCAATTGATATGCAAGGCAATTGCAACTGAAAGATCAATCTCATCAAACTCATTCATCCTCTCAGCTTGAACCGCAGTATCCAATGTGTTCAACGTCATGTTGTTATAATCCATCAGGGCGATAAATACCTCTTCAGGTCTCACCACGTCATTCCTAGAGACAGAAGCTCGTGCCAAAACCTTACTCAACCTATCAGTCAGTATGAAACAATCCTTACGCACAAACCCTACAGGCACACCACTATCAGACAGTTTGACCTTCGGGAAGCTCACTCGAGTGACCGAAGCGCGCTTGGCATCATAATAATGCGCACGCAAAACTTCTGGAGCTTCATAATTAGCGTCAACCCGTGCCAAAGTATAATAAAGAATTCCCTTAACACTTAAAAACTTCTCACAAAGGAATTCCGTACCCTCTACAACAATTCCATTGGCATCAACAAATTCCATCAACTGGGAATAAGGATGAGAAATTCCCATAGTGGCATCAGCATCCGGAACCAAAGTTATAACATCATTCTCCCTATCTACATAAAACTTGCCCGGAAAGCATAGAAGATTACCCTCCAATTCCGTTCGCATCTCCAATTGAAAGGGAAACGCTCCATACCCTACTCCACCACGCCGTTTAACCAACCACGCAG